CAGATGCATCAGAAGTGGCAGCCATATCAGCCGATGGCTGAAGGATCAGGAATCCGTTTGCAGCAGCCGTGCTGGTGACACTTACTGTTGTTGCTGCTGTCTGGATAATAGACGCATCTGCTGCCATTCCAGATGATGCAGCCATTGTGACAGAGCAAACTTCGACATCTGCCGCAAATGCAGCCGCTGATGTTGTGACCGCTGCTTCACAGGCTGCAAGAAGAATCTTGCCTCCGTTCGCAGACATATCTGACTGGGCAGCCATTGTGGCGACCCCAGCCAGTATATTGATTGCAGCAGCAGTAGCATCTGACGTTGCAGCAGCGGTAAATGCGGCTTCTAGGACATAGCCAGAGCCGTATAAACCTTCGCCATAATCTGCAACGCCATAGTCAGACACTGCTTATCAGTCCAGCGTAACGTCGATTTCGCCAGTGTTGAAGCGGAGAACGTCACCGCTGTCCACCGTCTTTGAAGTTGTCAGGTTTGCAAAAGCAAGAAGGTTGCCGCTTGTAGAAGCATCAAAGATGCCAGCAGCGACAATCGTGCCCCATGAGCCTGTAGCTGTCGGAAACTCAACGGCGGCGCTGTTGCTTGCCGTTGTAGGAGCAGTGCCGGAAACAGTAAACGTAACTGCTGTGCGAGCATAAGAGCCGCCAGAGACTTCCGTGCCGCCGCCTGCTTCACCCGGCGCAACCGTATAAAGAGCAACATACCAAGCGGTAGGACGGGTTGCTGATCCATTGGTCAGCAGCCAATCAAGGACAAGATCTTCAGAGAAGTTAGTAAACCCGGCCATTAGTAAACCCTCCGTGTACGAGCAATCAGCGGAGAGCCGCTGTGCGTTGATTTGTCAGACTCACCGTTAAGAGCATCAATTCTTGATCCATAAAAAGCAGCAAATGTGCTGATCCTCTGGTCATCAAGGAGGAAGGGCGCAGCATGAACAAGCGCGCCATAAAGGTAAACATCAGGCGCTTTAGTCAGCAGCCAGTTTGTCGTATTCACATCGGTGAGAGCTGGGATTTTACTGTAGTAAACCATCTCAATGTCGATGTCGTCAGTCGGCGCTGGAACAAGCTCAATCGCACCATTCATCAATGAATAGAATGCGACTTGAGTGTAGGCTTGAGATGCATTGATCTCATCTGCCTTATCCAGCGTGATAAAACGAAGGGGCGACTGACCATCAACGATCTGGAGGTTAATCGCCTCAAGCCAGTCAGCCGGAAGTTGAACATACTCATTGTCGCTTGTAGCCTCTGCGCGGACAATCATTTCGCGACAACGAAGGCGTGTGTTCAAATCAGATTCTACAAACTGAATGAACATAGGAATCTGAGATGTAAGGTCAGCACGATTCAGATAGTCCGCAATCGCGGCCTGAAGCGTCGAATAGTTTGTGATCGTCGCCATCAGCTTGTAATCCGGTGATTGCGGTAAGGCGCTGCTGCGTCTGACCTGAGCCACTTACGAAAGGCCATCTTGTCTTTCAAAATGCCCTTTTGCTGCAACTCAAGATACACCAACATGGGGAGAGATGCCACTTTGACCATGCCGTCTGGCAGTCTTCCAGTGTTGCTGATCTCGTTACGAATTGCCTTGTTTTGCTCAGCAATACCCTCAATGTTCACTGTATCCTCAAAGATCAGTTTCTGATCTGGAGTTATGTGCATCTTGGTCATTGTGCCAGTTACGCTGTCACAGCCAAGGTCAAATGAACCGGGCGCGTATTCGTCAGCCATGCTGTCCCCCAAAGACGGAATAGGGGCGGGATTTCTCCCGCCCCTTTTTTAATTACGAAGCAATCAAGTTGGCGATAACGGCGTGAGCCTTTTCGCTCTTGATACGCAGGCCGTATTCCACAACCATTTCCTTCTTGTCCGAGTCACCAGTCTTGGCGATATCGAACGTGCGGAACGGACGGAGATACGACACAGAAGCGTACTCAGGATCAAGCACGAAGGCGAAGTTACCGGGCTGGAAGCGGTTAGGGACGATTGCCACCTCACCGAAGTCACCGAGGTACACATCAGCCGTCGCAATGATCTTCATGGGCTGCGCAGAAGTGTAGTTCATGCGCTGCTGAGCAAGACCAGAGAACGCAGAAGCAACAGTCTTGTTGTAAGCGTTCACCATGAAGATGGACGGATCACCACCCTGTTCCCAAACCTGCTGGATAGCAGTCTTGAGCATCGTCTCCGTCAGAGCAACGTCTGTCGAAGTGGAGAGCGCAGTCCAAGCCGTGCTGGGGTAGCCGTTGCCGTTTGCACCAGACATAGCAGAAACGGTAGCACCGTTAGCCTGCGAGTTGGTGATCAGCCATGTGGGCAGACCAGCAGTCTTACGAGCAGTCGATGTGCTGTTGCCAGCAACACCAGCCTGATTGCTTGTCAAAATAGCTTCCATATCGCGCTTCAGCTCTTTTGCGGCCTTAGCGGTCTGGTAAGCCATCTGAGTGCGCATTCCGGCATTGTTCACTGCATCGTCGGTGCCCGACACAGAGATAACCTTACGGCTAATCTGAGTGTAGTTAGCAACGCGAACGGTGGGAGTGAAGCTTGCATCGCCAGCGTCTGCACCTTCGATAGCAGCGTTAGTTGTGTCTGCCGAAGCAAGCACATCTGTCTGCCACTCGAAGTAAGTGTTTTCGCAAGTATCGCGTCCGATGTTGCTCATGAAAGGAGTGTCAACGGGCGAGATGTCATAGATGATGTTGCTCAAATCCTCACGGATCGAGTTAGGAGCATCGTAGGTCGTAACCTTGGAAACTGTAGGCATGGGTTTATTTCCTGTCTAGCATTGCAAAGAGAGCAGCCGCGTCATTAACGTGGCCCGTGGATTTGAGACGTTGTTTTACCTTTGCCACATCTGTCGTTTGCTTAGGCGAAGAAGCCAAGTTTCCTGTTCTCATAGGCTTCGGCGCATCTGCCTTTTTAGGCTGCGGACGATTGGCCTGTAGAGCGTCGTACTTACGTGCCTTCTCAAGAACTAAGATAGCTCGTGGGTCAGTTGCAGCAGCTAACTCATCGTCTGAGTAGCCAATCGTCTTACCGTATTCACGGAGACGACCCTGCGCTTCACGCCACTTAGCTTCATCCTTCCACTCAGGAACCTTGTCGATGATGTACTTACGTCCTTCTTCGACAATTTGCCTAAGCTGTTCTTGCTGTTCACGAGAACGCTGCGCTTGGATTACAGCCTCTTGTTGCTTCACAGCTTCAAGTTGGGCTTTGTAATCACGCCACTGCTTCTCAATGATCGGGAAGTTGATTGGGTCTTCTTGATGCAGCCTTTGCCAGTCTGGCTCCTGTGGAACGAATTTCTCCATTTCCATTCGGAGTGCACTGACAGCCTCAGCATAAGAAGCTTTCTCAGCTTCCGCCGCCTGACGAAGTGCTTCAGCCTCGCGCCGTTGCTCTGCAAGGGCTTGAGTCTTGCGCTGGTAATCCGCCTGACGCTGATAACCGTCACGGGCTTCCTTCAGCGATACTTTCTCAGCCTTGCCGTCAATGATGACGGTGATGAGCGCATCGTCAGGAAGCTCTTCGCTAGAGCCATCCTCATCAGAACCAGTAGAATCGTCTTCACCTTCTCCTTGGGACACCTCGTCGTCGGTGGCCTCACCCTCTGAAGAAAGCGCGTCAACAGACTCATCCACTGTCGCCTCAGTCTCTTCGACTGCGGCAGGAGCTTCTGCCTTTCTATCCTCACTTGGTTGCGGTGCGGAACCGTCCATAACAGAGGCGAATCGAGCAGCAGCATCTGCAAGACCGAGTTCGCTAGGCCGCGATTGTTCGGTGTTAGACATATATTTACCCCATTGTTACGCTTTTCTCAAGCGTCGGTTGAAACGTGCAAGATCAGGCTCAGCAGCCAGTGCTGTTAGCTCTGCTTCAAGCGCGTTTATGGAGCGCACCATATAGTACGCCTCCATCCTTTTTGCTTCGGCCTCTGGAGCTGAATTAGCCCAATCGTCCTTAGCAATCTCCCTAAGACGCCGCATAATTTCTTTGAACGCCGCGTCTTTAACTAAACCCTTAGCAGCTATCCAAAGCTGCTCTTGCTCGTAACTGCTCATTACATCCCCATCGGAGGCGGAACAGACGCAGCCGCATTAAACATTGCGTT